CGCAAGCCGCTCGCCGTCTTGCGATGCTGCCGGATCGACGAACACGCTCCACCCTCTGGCCGAAAACCATGTCGAACCGTTACCGGCGGCATTGACATGTATCGATACGAGTATAGCCTGCTTGCCAGTTTCCTCATAAATCCGGTTCGCTCGTTCCACACGCTCCTTCAAAGGAACGTCTGTATCTTCGGGAACGAGCAAGGATATATCGATACCCTGCCGTTTCAAATCCTGCGCTATCCTGCGGGCCATCTCACGGGTGTAGGCATACTCCCTTAACCTTCCGTCCGGGCTTCTCTTTCCCGCTGTGTCCCGACCATGTCCGTTGTCTAGAATCACTTTCATTTTCTTTTAGATTTTATATAATGAACGGTCTTTCGAAAGGCGATTACTCGTCCCTATTCTCCGGTTCGATCACATCGCCGCTCTTATTCTTGAACAGTTTGAAGATATTGATGCGTAACTTACTTCCCCGAGCTTCGAAGTAATTGTTGAAACACGAATTGATCTCGCAACCGTAAACCACCAACAGCACCAATGCCGGGAGTATCGGCAATCCGAAAGGTTCGCCGAACACTTTCCCGAAACTCATGGCCACCAATATCCAGCAAATATAATCCACCAATTTGTTCACGCTCCGCCGAGCCGCCCGACTCGTCCGTATCTTCTCCCCTCGCTTCCGAGCTGCCTCGATGCCGAATTTCAAGTCCGCCACGATCAAGCACACGGCCGCGAGAATAAACCACTTCACCGGCTCCAACAGATCTGTAAACAGCGTCAGCGTAGCTGTAAATACTTCTTGCAATACGTTTCTCTCCTGCATATCAATTCGTCCGTCTCTCGTTAAATACTCGTTCCAATTCTCTCGCCTCCGCCTCGGGGAGTTCCTCCCAATTTGTCAGGTCGGTTCCGTCCGGGGCGGAAACAGCCGGAGTAACCGTGATATACTCATCTGTTTTATATACCAACAAATATCCTTCTCTCGCTTTTTTCCGTATCATTTTTCATACCTCCATATCATTTTCATACTCCTATCACCCTCCAATTTTTATCAGTGGCTATTTTCACCTCATCTTCTGTAATTTCTGTAACTCCAAGACAACCGGTTATATCTATTACTCTTTCAGATTCTCCATTAAAATCCGGTAATTGGTTAAAAATCTCCAATATAGCTTCATGAGAAAGAGCTGAATATCTGACATATAAATTTGCTCCGTTATAAGTATAATCAAATTGTGATTCCGGTGAAAAGGTTAGCCCCGTAAGTCCGCATAATGGTTGTTGATAAGAACCGGACCATGACAAACATCTTATCTTTGTGTTTTTTAAGTCCAATCTCATAGTCTTCGGTACACCATCCATATTAAGAATGAGCCCGTTTCCTTTTGAACCAAAATCGCTTGGCAGTTCAAAATCATATAGTTGATTATCACTTTGAAACAATCCTATTGCATCCTCTACATTCGGCATCGATTTGGGTAATACCAATTTTCTCAATGAGAAGCAATTATAAAAACAGTTTCTAACATAAGTACCGGTAAATGGTTCTTGAGGCATGATTATTTCTTCAACCGATTGTGCCATGCCATAAAAGCAATGACTCCATGTGTTAGTCGATGATACCTTCATTTTAGAAAGGTCTACTTTACCTCTGGTTTGATTTAGACAACCCCATAAGTATTCTCCAATTTCTCCTCCTTCAATCTGAATGTCACTTAAATCATCACAGAATATATTTCTAAATTTATAACCAACTAAATAGGTTAATTTTAAAGTATCCCCGGTATGTAATATATATCTTAACCTATTTTTCACATACGGAAAAGTTGGTATGCAGTCTATTGTATCCGATAGAAATTTTATGGCTTCCAATGGTAATGTTGACAACTCAAATGAACAGTATTTGAGTTTCCTAATATTTTTCCCAAATACAATATATTTATAAGGAGCTATATTATATATCTTTTGCGGGTAATTTACATATACATAACCATTTGGATAAATATAATGGTCGTAGTCAATTGAATATAATTCATATGAAACCTTCATTATCCAAAATTCCCTGCCATTAGTGTCTATTCTGCCAGTTCCTTTCAAATATTTATGGTTTGTTATATTGGTAGTCGTTGGGGCGATAGCGGTATAAGTTTCACTACCGTCTCCCCAATCTATCTTATAACTTTTTACATTAAAAGAGGAGTACTGCACAAAAATATAATCTTCAAATGTAGTCGGTTTATCGTCTGTCACCACAAACCAAATGTCATTGTCCGGGCATTCGTCAAGATTTCCCCATGACGGGTCGGGAATGAATTTAGGTTTTTGAACAATAGCCGGCACGCTGACCGTTTCTTTCACCGCAACGGCATCGGGCACTACCACCTGCTCATGAACGATTATGCAATCACTATCTGCCATATCACTTGATGATTATATTGGTTTTGTAAACATCGCCATAGTCCCATTTGCCGTCATCGAAATCGGCATCCTCTATCCAGTAGTGCCTCTCGACCGTGAGCAAGCCATAGCGGAAAGTCCCGGAATTGAATATGCCGTACAGCACGCCGTCACGGAACACACAGTTTTTACGTGTCTTCCCGTCGTAGCTCACTTCGCAACAACAACCGGCCTCGTCCTTGTAGATGAACTTAAACTTCTTCGTCTCTGCATCGATTGGGCTCCCGTTCTTGTCCTCAAAGCCAATGGTAAACTTAATATCCTCCCACGAGTACTTCACTATGGGATCTTTGTCAATCATCGATCAATCTCCTATAATCTTAAATATGCTACGCTTGCTTATTGGCTTTTCGCAGATACAGCATTCTTCCGAATCATTAATATAGTACAATACTTCCTCTATATATTTCAATCCGATAGAATAAGTATCATCAGCTATCATTTGTCGTTCCTTTAATTCTGCATGCGAAGAATAAGCATCGTTATTATTCATAGTTCCAAACCTCGTCGGCAGGCTATTACCAAATTTTACGACACGCGAATAGGCCAGATAGGCAACAGCCTTCTTCAATCCTCCGATAATGCGGTCTTCTCCTTTCTTCGACTTATACAGACCCCCATTTAGTAAGATTGTATCTTTACTCTGCATTATCTTTTGAAATAGAGTATCTCCTACTAGATAGCGAATGTCTATATCTATCGCCTCGTCTATCGCTTTATTGGCAATTTCCTTATCTGCATAACAAGGCCTTGCCAATGTCGATATATCAATTGGTGTTATTAGTGCTGCCATACAACATCGATTGTATTTTAAAAGTATCAGACGTGAGTTCTCCGAATGGTTGTTCATACCAATTCTTGAATATAGATAACAAGGCTCTCGATATTGCCCTCTGCTCTTTGGTTACCTTACCCGAATAGTAGGAATAAGCGTCAGCCAATATATCGCCAGAGAAGCCGAGCTTTCCTTTTCTTATTGCCAAAAATGCTTCTTGGTTGAATGCTGAATAGATATTATCTATTATGCTATCCGCTGTTACGGTAAATTCCTTATCATAATTGTTGGTCGACAAACTTATAAATTCAGGAGATTGCTCGTCAGCTCCTATTTCTATCTCTACTATCTTGCAGGCATTAAAGTCTCCCTGCAAGTTTTTCAACACAGGAGAATATTCACTTTCGTAACTCTCATGTCCGTAAGATCTCCTTTCATCGTCAAAATAATTCTTTTGAATATCTGTTCCTTTCCTTGTAATCAATGCCCCACTCGGCAAGAAGTTATTCCGGGCGTTGCGATAACGTACATTGGCAAGTCCTTCATCTGTACTCATATCCGTGATAACAGGGTCATACACCGGAAGAGGATAAACCATGTTGCCATTCCTCGAATACCATAACACCTGCCCCTTATACTCATTTATCCCAACCTCTTCAATTTCGGTAATTGCAGAATTGGGATCGAAAACATGAATGAAACTAATGTTCGACTTGTTGACTTGAACTCGTTTTCCATTCCTAGTTTCATCACCCGTCCAGTTAGGGTGAATGGCTATGTCTGTCACTTTACCGTAATCGTTTGGCTCTTTAAGTCTCGTTGTAATGAAGGGGATATGATGAATGTTGCGAATCTTTCCTAATACGTCATAATTGGCATGTATTGCAAAACCTCCGAACTTTGCAAGATCATTGGCTAACAATCCCAACAAGTCATCTAGTGTATCTCCGCTTCTGTTGATTTTGTAATCTGAAATTATTTGAGAGTTGAATCCATTCCCTTCTATGAAATCTGCATAGCGAGACAAACAGCCGGAGGCGATAGACGATGATGCTACCACCTCGGCTAATTTATTGGGATACAAATTATCCTCACCATAGCTCTGTATATTCAGGCTACTCAGATAATTCGTGTTAATCCTCTTTTGAGGTTCCTTTACGGCTTTTAGATTCATAGAACTCGTCAGGAATTACAGAAAACATGGTTCGCAAGCCGGGGTTATTGGTCAGATATTCTTTGGCTATATCATCGGTAAGGTTCTCATTCGTGTAAACACGTGGATCACCGAACACTTGAATCACAGCTCCGGGTTTTAATATAAATTTCGATTTCTCTTTCATCTTCTTGTTCCTTTTTAAATAAGTGAATGTTTCAATCAATGCGTCTCTATGCTTGTCCTTGCAGTTACATTTCCGAACTTCTTTTTTCAAGGATGCCTTATAGAGTTTCTCGATCGTTCGATGATCCTCCTGCGATAGGGAGTTTATTCTCCCTATCAACTCGGAGGATAATTTCATCGCTTCTTCATAGGTCATACACCGGGAGAAGGATTAACCAACGAATTTATCATCGCCAGTGTCGCTTCATAACTAGTCTTGAACAAATAAACTTCTGCCACAGGGCTTTCGGTTTCAGTCATGGTAACCTGCCAGCCGCCTTGTGTATCCGAGCTATACGGGTCACGAGTCGCTGCCGTTGCGAACATGCCTTGTTTGATACCAAAAACTTCAAAGGAACTGTCTCCCTTCGTACCTTGTGTGGCACTAAGATTCTTCCATGTGTTTTCCAGAATCACGACATACTTACCATTGAACAAGGGGTCTATCACTGTTTCAGCAATCTTGGGACCTTTGTTCAATATCGTAAATTGGACATTTTTAGTTACCGTATTGGAAATTGTTCCAACGGCCAGTTCAGAGGTAGATCCCGTATAGGGTGTATTTCCTCTTTGAACGATTTCATAGGCCTTTTTCCCTTCTTTTAAAACAAGGTCGGAAATCGTATTCGCACCAGAAAAGGTGGTGGCCGTAAAATCGATGTCGTCCCAGTTAATAATTATTCCTTTGTGCTCATACCCCTTTGTAATAGGATCGTCACAGTTCGGCACTATTCCTGCCGAAATCAAACTAACACAGTCTGTTGCCATTTCATTTTCCTTTCTTAAAAATTTTATTTAACATGCTACTTGAACTAACTCATCTTCTGCAATTAAAGTACCGAGGTCTCCTGTCGAATAAATTTGAGTTTGTCGTTTTTCCCGATTAAAGAAAATATCCAAATCTGAAATCAATTCTCCGGGAGCCCCAACAAGCAAATTCTTCGGCGAAGTGTAAACAGCTCGGTGAGGAATGTTCAACTTCGTCTTATCATTTTGATATTTTTGAATCATTCTGTCCCAAATCGAGATGGAATAAATAGGAACACCATTGTATTGCGCCATTTGAACACCATCGAAGATTACTGCCCACGGCATTATATCTCGGTAAGTTTTCTTCACATCTTGCGTCAATGCGTCTGCCAATGATTTTGTCATAAAAATAGCTGCCCCGTCAAGGGTAGAAATTCTTGGATCTGCTTCCATCAACATGGAGTCTACTATGCCCGTTGCAACACCGGATTCTAATAATTTCGATTTTTGAAGGGCTGCCGTTGTTTGCGAATTTGCCGCAATTGCTGTTTTCTGAGCCTCATTATCTGTAATTATTGCAAACAGTCGTTTCCAGAATCCATCGGCAACTGTAAATAGGTTGGTATTAACCCCGTCTGTTATCTGACCACTTCCTCCGGTTATATTCTTTGCGTCCTTGTCACCGAACCAAATTAACCGCCACATCATATTTATCATGGCCTTTTCCAATGCTGGGCGATAGACAACATTCATATATTCGATAGAGGTCATGTCGCCCTTATCCGTGCCTGTTTTCAGCGTATATTCGGCTACTGTACCCATAATATCGTCATAACAGAGCTTTAAGGGTATTTCCCATTCTCCTAATTCCCACTCTTTTTCGTTCGCCTCAATGGAAGCAGATACATAAGTAGGATTACATCGGTTCGTCAGTTTCGTTCCGACATCTTCCATGTCGCCTATGAAACCCAATTTCTTACCGTTTCTCGCACTCGTCATCAATGTAAATAGTGCTTCAAGGCTTTCGTCCTTGAACGTTGTCATCGGAATTAACTCCTGCAACGTTTTTATCGCCCCATTATCAGGGGTCAAATCTTCAAAAGTTCCCATAATAACCTAAACAATCTCTTAATATTACCTATTTTCTTTTTCGCTTTTCAACCTCATGGGCTTTCGCTTTCTCTTTCCTCTCCCTTAATTCCTTTTCAAGGACGTTTTCCTCTGCTACCGGCTCTTTCTTTCTAACCGGATTGGGTTTGGGGGGCACATAATTGCTAGTCGTCACTCTGTCAAGCCATTGTTTGCCCCCTGCCGCTTTAACTTGGGCTAGAATAGCAGACTCCTCGTCGCTTTTTCCCTTCGCTCTTTCTGATTCTAGCTCCGTTGTAAGTCGAGCAATCTCAGCTTTAAGTGCTTCCACATCTTCACCTCCATCAGGGACTGCTTCACGAATCTCGGTAATCACGCCGTCAGATACGATAATCGTTCTCCCATCTGGCATCAACCATTCCCCGTCAGGGCTGGCGGCATCACCTACCTCCGGATCTCCTTCTTCTCGTTCTACTGTCAATACTTGCCCGTCCTCAGTTTGCAGCTCGATGTCTTTTGCACCTGACAGACCGAGTGCTTGCGCCAACACATTCAGCGCATCTTTCAGATTCTTTTTACTCATGTTTTTTTTATTTTTGTTTGTATTGGAAATAGCCGAAATCGGCTCGATTATTTCCGTTATGAATCCCAAATCCTTAGCTTCCTGCATGCTCATATATCGTTCCTCTTTCATCAGAGTGGCGAGAACTTCCCTATCAGCCCCGGTGCGCTCTACATAGAAGTCAAGAATCTTATTATCCTCCGACCTCAAATCATTAGCTTTTGCTTCCAGTTCTTCCGCCGTGGCATTCTCTATATAAAAATCACAAAAGCGGGTATTGTGAATCAGAAGCCTCTGATTCTTATTCCCTTTACGGACAGAACCGGCGAGCAAGACTATCGTAGCCATAGAGGAGCACACGCCGTCAACCACCGTTATTATTTTTTTGCCGGTCGCCCTCAATTTGTCAACGATAGCCCAGCCCTCGGCTACATCGCCGCCCGGACAATGAATGCGCACCTCTATCGAATCGTCATCTTCCGGTATCTGGCTTACAAAATCGTCTACATCGATGAAAGAAACTGCATTGTCCCCGAAAAACTGCAATAATGCTTTTTCCGACTCGTTCGCTATTTGAGAATATATTTTTAATACCATTATCCAATCATTGGTTTATTCCAAATTTACGAAGGAATAACCTATCAAACAGAATGATAAGAAGGGATTCAACTGCACGGATTTTGCAGCAAAAAAATGGCGCATATCCTCACGGACACACGCCACTCGAAACACAACACATATAATTAAACAACGGAATCGAACTTTTTCAAGATGTAATAGAATTTTCTCGGCCTTATCTGGTACTCATCGCTCAATTTCTCGGCGATATACGATACTTTTAACCCTTCTCCCTTCATCGTTAGGAAACGCTTGTACATTTCAAGGTACTTAACATCGTCCAGATTGACTCCGGCACGCCTCATCGCCTCCAATATGGGACGGCTTATCTCTATACATTCGTGGACTTTCATGAATTGAACAATTAAATGGAACCTAAATTCTCTACCACTTTAACTTGTGAACCCACCTTGTTAATCTCCGTAACGGAAACAATCGGGTGGACATCTTGCATGCCTCGTGCAATGGCTCGTGCAATCATCTCCTCACCGAGAGCCTGACTACTTTTTTCCCGGACTTGTATGGGCACGCCTCCTCCGGCTACATTAATAGCAGACAGTAGCGGAGCGAACATGGAGGTAGCTCTTGCTGTCATCACGCTCTCACCGTTAGACAACATAGCGGGTATGCTGTCGCTCGTTCCCGTTCCGGGGCCTTCTACAAGACCACCATCGGCAAACTTGGCCGAATTTATAATCCCTATCGCGGTTGTCATATTGGTGATTATCGTCGCGATTAAAGAAACAGCTTCTGCAATACCAAAAATACCTTTTGTAGCAGACGCAGCAACAGCCGATGATATTGCTTTTCCTGTGTTAATAGCCACTTCTGCCAATGCTAATGTTTTCGATAAAATCATAAATGCCTTGTTGTCCTCTCCAAGCTGCTCGAATAACCCCGATAGAGCTCCTGTAATTTGAGATGCCGCTTCGAACTTCGCTTGTTCTATTTCTATTTCCCTCTGTGCAAGTTCCTCTTTGGCATCCAAATATTCCTGCTGGGCTTCGAGTTGTCGAGCTTTAAACTCGGCATCGCTTTCTCCCTCTAACTGCTGTAAGGAATCAAGCCGTTTCTTGGCATTTTCAAGCTCGACTTGTAACTCATCTTCTCCGGCTATCTTTGCGGCTGCCAACCTGTTAGACAGTTCGAGCTCTAATGCTTCCATAGCTTTCTCTTGCTTTTTCCGCTCATACTCAGATGTCATTTCGTCGAGTTTCTTTTGATAACGGTCCTCAATCAGTTGTTTCTGCTCGGCAGTCAGTTTTGTATTGGATAGTTCTATCTCCTTTTCCTTTTTGAGTTGTTCAGCTTTCAAGCTATATTCCTGAATTGTACCCTCTGTTGCCAATTGAAGCCTCTGCTCAATATAAGCAGCTTCTTGCTCTAACTTTTCCCGAATCGATTCCTCATTCACTTCTGCTAACTCTGCATCTCTCTGCTTTTCCAAGTTGGCTATTGTGGCACTCATGGCGGCCTTCGCTTCGGTCGTTAGATTCTCTTCTGTTTCCATTCGCTTCTTTAAATCTGCTATCTGATCATCATAACTTGCATTTATGTCTGCTTTCTGTTTTTCAAAACTATCTTTAATTAGCGCATTTTCAGAATCACGGAGAGCACGCATAGCTGCAAGCTCTTTATCCGAACGCTCTTGCACTAATTGTAACCGTTGTTCCTCCTCTTGATTTAATTTAGTTTGAGCCTCTGAACGTTGTGAATATAACTCCCTTGTTTTTGTATTATATTCTTTTTGAACATTGTACAAATTAGCTTCTGCTTGTGCCAATTCATCATTCACTTCTTTACTATTTTTTGTTCGCTCAGCTTCTTTTTTAGCTATTTCTAATCTCTGTTTCGCTTGTTCCAACTCATTATCTGCCATAGCTTTTTCCTTATCTATGGCTTCATTCAAGAATTGTATGCGTTCTTCTGCTGAATATTTATCCTTCTGAGCAGATTTCGCCCTCAAATCAGAGGCTTCCATACTTAATTTCGCATTCTCTACAAGGTCGCTCCTTTCTTTATTGGCTAAATCTAATTTCTGCTTTTCAAGTTCTATATAATCCTTTGAATTTTGATTTATACTATCTCCTACTCCAATAAAATCCAAAAAAGCACCCACCAAACCAGTAACAGCTTGTGCGGCAGAAAGAAAAACATCTACAATAGATTCCACAACCCTTGTTATTCCGTCCATTGCCATTTTCAACGGAGCCAATACCTGCTGCAACTTAACATATTGTTCTTCGTTGTTCTTTGCTGAATTTGCCAGTTTCAAGAATAATGCCGTAATGACACTTATAACAGCAATTACCGGGTGAGATTTAAGAAGATCAAAAGCCTTGCTTACCCCTATAACACCATTCCTTACAGCCTGAATTCCTGCAACAAGCTGATTGTCTCCAAATACGCTTTTGATTGCATTTTCATAGTTACCTACATTCCTGTTGAATCGACCGGTTGCCTCTTCTGCTCCTTTAAGCTCTTTTGTAACAGCATTAATCTTGTCTTGTAATTCTTTCCCTTTCGCCGAATCCCTTTCCGCCTTACTTAGATTGTCATATTCGGCAGTCAGATTGGATAAAGCCGCACGCAGTTGAACAAGTGAACCTCTTAAATCCGATTCAACTTTAATATTATTTTGAATCTCTTTCCTAAGAGCTCGTATCTTTGTAGAATATTCGGTAACATGTTGTTTTGAAAGCTCCATTTCCCGATTATATTCTTCCCAAGAAACAGTCCCTTCCTTTAACCATTGATTGTACTCTTTTTGCAAATTCTTTTCCCTTTCTATTTGGGTATTCAGCTCCATTATTTGTTTAATTGCTGCTTCTGTATTTGTTTGTACTTTAACATTGAGGATAATCTCTTTCTCTGCCATAACCTAAAACATTTATAGTATTCATAATAATTTAAGTAATTCACACTCTGAATAATCGCCTTGCGACTTTATAGAGATAATAGCAAAAAATGCCGCATATCGCTCTATATATACAGGTATCGTGTAATCGATGTTTTTCAAATCTATCTCAGTAAGCCTGAATGTGTCCTTAATCACAAAAGGCGACTTGATGAGGTCTTGATAAGAAGATAGGCCGAAACGTGATACTCGGTTTTGAAATTTAAGGTCTGAAAAGTCCAAACGGGCATCCTCCTTGCCTTGACTGTCAAAAGAGATTACAAGCTGCATAATCCTGTCTCCGCAATCTTCAAGCTCTACTGTTGTACCGTCTTCGCTCCATTTGAAATATGGAACGGCTCTCATGTCCCCATTGTCACCCCCGGCAGTATAAGGAAGTTTCACTAAGTCTTTTTCATGGTCGAGAGTATTATTTTGTACAACCATATAGCCGTCTGCACTCTTGGCGTTCTCGTTCTCCTCATAACGGAAATAGTTCTTCTGTGCAAAGTCCCCAAACGTGTACGAGGTCTCTTTGGCCGTCCACCCTGTCGGGACTAATTTCTTGCTCCAATCGACCGCCTTTTTTTTATTATCTATTATCTTGCTTACAGGCATGAAAAAGACACCAGTATCGATTTTTATGGCGAACAACCCGAACAACCAACATATTTGCTTTATGAAATCGACTACCGATATATCCGGCAGGTTCGAGCCGATCGGATAATATGTGTAGTATTGTGCCTCATCATTTAATTCAATATCTGTAATCTTTATATAATTATTATAACTTTCATCGATTTGGCTTTGAAAATCTATGTGGAGATATAAATCCTTTTCTTCGGTTAAATATTCCTTATTAAAACTATACATACAATTCCCATCATATGTAAAAGCAGAACTATATATATTATTATTGTCCTTGTCTATTAAGAGATATATAGGATTTGCGGAATTTTTTGTTTTTACATTTGATTCAATCCGATAATTTCCAGAACCATTCAAGTGAATAGTCAATCCCATAACATGATTGTAAATTCCTAATGTCATGTTCGTTTGTACATACTTCACAACAGTATTAGGAGTGCCCGGATATTCCAATTTAATCTCTGCAAAATAATAATTATACTTCGGGTTTGCTTTCTGTGAGATGAGGGGCAAGTACAACAGTTCTATATATTGCTTATAGCTTCCCCACTCCATTGCGATACCGTAATATGAGGCTATTTCTTCCAACAGCCTCATGCAATTTACGGACGGGTGTATAAATATCTTGTCTCGGTTGGAATCTACATCTATGCCCGCATTATGACGGATATAACCGTGTGACAGTTGACCGTCAACCAGTCCGTTGTCGTATGTCGTAGAGCTGTTCCACGGCAAAGCCATATCGGCAAACTCCTGTATGCTTTTATCATCATTAATGAGCTGAATAAATTTCTCACTCATTCCCCAAGTTAAGGCCACATCAAACCCATCTTCGCTACACGATATAAGAACAGCTTTTGCATCGAACAGTTTTACCCCATTCCTGTAATACTCCGCATTGAAATAGTCCCTCATCATGTAGCTCTCATGTCCGGCAACATCGGGAAATTCCAAAAGCCGTATATTCTTATTCGTCCTCGGTAGTGTTATCGTATAACTGTTCGAGGCTGTTATCTTGGAAATGTCCCCCAACAAATTGCTCTTGAAATTGAGTGTTATCTCACTGTCGCCCAAATCGACACTTTCACCCTTGATATATAGTTCCTCTTTCATACCTTTATTGTTAACTCTTCGGGTAATTCAATCTTGAAAACAAAATCTTGAAGTTCAGCACTCGTCCGTTCAAAATCCCCAGTCTGTACATTTACCTTTATAAAGGCATATTTATCTATGTCATAAACATACACCTCTGGGGAATATAGAACATCTTCTATATAATTATATTCATTCTTATCAGCCATCGGTACAGAAAGCGTGACAACACGAGTCGCTGTCTTATTTTGCTGAACGGAGTTATCGACTAATCTATCTTTATAAGATAGTGTTTTATTATATTCTTCTCCATCAACTTTAAGTGTATCTCCTTTTTTCTTGAAAAGGAAATAATTCCTTCCTCCCAATCTATTTAACCACATCAAATATACACCATCGGTGCATCCATAGGTTGTCACATAATATACAGTTTTACCACTATCCCATGTATCTATAATAGGATAAAGAGAATCTGTATCAACAACTATTTCTTTATCGTTTTCAACATATACAAGATAAGATTTACCGATCGGAATTTTTGGCTTATCCAAAAAGATACAGACGAGATTGTCGTACACATCTTTATACTCTACTAATTCAAGTGAATTAGTCTGTACAAGTGCACCTTTCTTCAATAAGAAATTAACAGAAAACGGGAATTCAACAAACTGTTTAACATGGATTGGAATATTTGAAGAATTATATTTTTTATACGGCTCAACAGCTCCATATATGAAATTAATAACACCCATATCATGAGACTCTAATGAGTTTGATGTCTGCACATCGACAATAATCCTAAATTGTTTAGAAGTATTCTCTACCATACCTGCATACATGTTTGTGCTTAAACCTTCATACTCGAATAAGGACTGTAATATGTATCTAATATCCTTTTTAAAATTAGTCTTATAATCAACGCTCCAACGTTCTTTATAATCATTTGAAATGTGTGAGCAAGAAATAATAATGGTTATATCTTGCAATAAAGAACCATTTGCCTTTATATCAATTACAAATGGAGAGAAACAATATCCCATATTACTCACTTGTACTGTTGAATAATCTTTTTCGCTTGTCATAATCTTTCTAATATTTCAAGTTTATACTCTAAATAAATTTTATCTTCTACCCGTCTAAGAAACTCATCTATAAAGGGAGTGTAAATGTCTGCTCGTCCTCCTTCCCTATATAGCTTCGTACCCTTTGTGGCTATCGTATGGCTTATAGCTCCCGCTGCCATATTCAGGCTTCTTTCCTCGACCGTATATTTCGGTTGCCAGTTCTCAGACGGTTGGCGAATGTATGGAACTTGCCTTACCGATATTCCTTTGTCAATAATCCATTGCCTGATAATATCTACCATATTAGATGGAACGCCTCCCGCAGCCCTACCTTTCTCAACCGTGGAAAATACAGATCGCCCTAGTAAATAGGCTTCGATTTCCTTTTCATTGCCTTCTATATATACCTCGATACTATCGGCCGTCTGTCCCGTTACCGTCGTTCCGGTAGCTCTCAACTGTTCTATAATCTTGCCTTTGAGCCACTCCAATTCTTCTTGTAGAATTTCCTTTATACGCATTTTCCTGTCGATTCTTTAAGATTCAAAGAAACTGATACGCCTGAACATTGTATCGCCATATCCCTGATTACATCATGGCAACTCCATGCAGTTATTGGTTCAAAATATCGGGTGTCGTTTACCCGAACAACAAATTCCTCGACGGCAGAACGCATTCGCTCTATAATAGCATTCGTATCTTCTCCTTCCGGATCTATTCCCTCATGGTCGAGAAAGAATAACAAAGGCTCTATATTCTTCTTCAACATTCCCGAAATAGTTATTTCTCCTCCTCCATTGATAGGCATTACATACAATACGGCAGGAAGTTGTTCCGGCTGTTGAAGCCATTGGTTCAAATGATATATATCTCCTATTGAGAAAGAGAAGCCCATAGCCTCTACGATCTCCCTTATCTTATCCTCCATCATTTTTTCTTATATATTAACTTTTGCAATCTCCTTTGATAAGCTACTACTTCGTTATCCATTTTCAGACATTGATAGATAACTACCCACGGCACACATTGAAGAACATAATCATGATCTATTATTCCCATACGTTTGGCATAAGAATCGACAATACCGAATGTGCCAAAATTCAACGATGTTACTCCTGCGGCTATCTCCTCCGATGAATAACTCATTGTTTCACCGAGTGCCTCAAACATTTTGGAAACCCTCTTAACCTCATCTATAATCCAATTTCTATATCCAGCCGTGACAGATATATCAGCTTTCAAAACTTCCTCCTCGGTAAGTCCCTCAACAATCTGCATGGGCTTTATAAATTCTTCCGAGGTCGTCTTTATTTCCATTAACTGCAACAATTCACCGTACATAATACCGTTTATGTCTGTTTTTAACGGTTTTCCTTTGAATGTAGAAACTCTTTTAGCTCCTTTTACACTTTCTACCGATTCCTCTGTTAAACATTCCATGATGGCTAAAAAATGAGCCGTCGTACATGTTTTTCTTTTTTCTCTTTTCATATATTTCCGAGTTTAAATATCTTCTTATGTTGTGGCGGTGTAAACAATCTATTGAGGGCTACATAGCGGATAGCATCTAGCGAGTGATTAAATAATTCGACAGGCTCATTTGTAGGTTCTCCATCATCTCCTTCTTTCCACTTATAATTTGCCAGCTCTTTCCTTATATTCGTACTTCGCCTTGTCACATGCCACTTATATCTTTTCAATACCGAAATACCTAGTCTTATACTATCATTCCCTTTCTTCGCTCCCTCTATCCTAAGACCGAACCTCTTCAATTCCTCTATGCTCTTAGGCTCTGCACTATCAGCGATAATGGTAATGGCAGCCATTCCATTTTGCCGGACGACTCTCGAAATATCGGGATTGGTTACCTTTCCTTCGAATAGAATTTCATCAATCCATAAATCGCCACCGGATAAACGAACATCAACCAATGCAGTTGGATCGTTATATCCAAAGTCAAGTCCCAACCATCTACCCTTGTAATTATCAGGCATAGAATCGACAATATCGTAATTGTCATAAACCATACCTCGGAGTCTTCCAGTCTTTCCCCTCGCATATACACGGTGAAGCTCCTTATCTTCAATCCCTTCTATCTTATCATGCTCCTCTTCGGAGAGAAAAGTATTGTGGCGATGATCAGTAATGAATAGCTTTGCTTCTGGCTTCCCTATTATCTTATCATGTACCCAGAAACGAGCTGTCGGGTTATAATCGATAAATATCTGCTTTCTTGTACGAATGGCAAGCTGCCAATATACAGGATAAGGTATACCATTAGCTTCATTGACGAACAAATAATCTCGCTTTCCACTCTTGGCATCCTGCTCATTCTGAAACGAAGCAAATTCTATTATGGAACCGGTAACGCACTTTACAATTCTGTCGCTCTCGTTGAATGAGAACTTATCAGAACAAAAATCGCTATTACCTATTATCGTCTTGACATCTCGATATGCTCCCTTTTTCAAGTTAGGTATATCTTGTCCGACAACCGTTATGACTTTATTGACAAACGAGAGAGCATAATATACTAGCAACTGCAATATCGTATAGGTTTTACCAGAAGACGTTCCGCCCTGATTGACGATGATACGCTCGTTACTATTCATCATACTGTCAAATAAAGGCAAGGTTGCGAATATGTCAGTCGGCGATGTCATATTCACTGTTGGCTATCGGTGGTGTACCTTCTTTATGTACAACAGATATTTTAAATCCGCTTATGCCCTCATCGACAGAAAGCCTGTTATCCTGTCTGTTTTTCCAATTTTCAGGATCTAAGTTAATCAAGGCGAATATAAGTGCGCCAGTATCTGGGGGGAAGTGCTTCTTCGTTTTACTTGACTTTACAAGCACTTTACTCCCGTCATTTAAAGTCCTATACTCGTTTTTAACCTCCTCAACCTCATAACCGGCAGCACGCTTCCAAAGTGATTGCTCCAATGTTTGAACGATAGTTTCACGAAACTCTTTTCTCGCCTTTTTTAAAGAGTCAGAAAAGTCAGGTTTGTCATTTATCCAAGTATAAAATGTTTCTTTACTAATACCAACCTTTTTACAGGCCAAGATATTAGAATCCCCCTCCCTTATATAGGAGATGATGTCATCTTTGACATCGTTAAATTTACCTTTGCTCATATCCTAAAACAATAACCTAAAACTTATATAAATATACTAAAAATCAATCTGATTAGCAAGTAAATTCTTGCTTTATTTCAGATCGAAGTCTCCCCTTCTCAGAGCCTTCTCCATCTTGCGGCTGTACTCCTCTTTCAATATTT